AAAAACAAGCCATAAAGAAAGGGGAGTGAAATCACTCCTCTTTGTATCTCCATTGATAGCCCTTGTGCTTCTTTATTTTTCCACTACAACACATTGAAATGCCCGAAAAATGAGCGCCTGTCGCGCGTGCTGCTTCATTAAGACTATCAAATGAATTTATAATTTTGCCGTCTTTCAATTGTATAACAGCTCGTGAATTATGGTGGTTTTTACCAGTTTTTTGCTTTCTACCAAGAACTCTATATGCGTGTAGAAGGTTCTCACCATCAGTAACCCATTCAAGATTGGCAACGCAATTATTGGTTTTATCACCGTCTATGTGATTTACTTGTGGTAGGTTTTGCGGATTAGGTATAAAAGCATTTGCAACCAAGCGATGAACCTTGAATATGTTCTTTCTGCACCATACATTCAAATACCCCTTTTTGCTTTTGACTGGCGTTAAAATACGCCCATCTCTAAACCAATACCCTTTGCCGTTCCAGCATTTCTTTGGCAAGGATTTTACCCTGCCTAAATTTGATACTTGGTAATCGTTTTCGTACCCTTCAATATCTTTCCAAATTTCGTCCATAATTATTTCATTTAAGAGTGAATAATAAAGGCAGTCTTTAATGTCGTGCGAAGGCTGCCTTTGGATAATCGTGTTAAGAACTACACTGCAAGCATATCAATACACGCAGCATGGTGATTCACGCCCCTATAATGATGAGAAAACTCTCTAAATTGGTCTAACAACCCCATCTGTATGATAAAAGAATATAATTAATTCTTAGCTTCTTTCTCAATATCAAACCGCTTTTGTACTTCACTTAAAAAGTCGCTGAATACTGGTATTGAATGTGTATTTGAGCATTCAATCTCAACTGTTGCCATACTTTTCTTTTTCATTGTCATGCGATTTTAATAAGGTTACACTTCTTGAAACATCTGTATTCTTCTTTCTCTGTGTCCCAATACACTTGCAGGTTATCATTCGGCTTTCTGCCAGTACCTTTTATCTCACCGATTAAATTTTCTTTGAGAGTGCCAAAGGCTTGACGTAACGAACCATCAGTTTTTTTGAAGTAGAACTCTACTACCTTTACTTTCAAAGCTGCTTTGAGTTTCAAATTAGCCCAACTCACCTTTAATGCTTCTGACATTGTGAAACCGTTCTTTTTAACCATCTGCCAGGCGAGGATCATAACCTCTTTCATCTGACTTCTAAATGTTGTGCTCATACTCTTATATGTTTTAAATTATACTTTTGGTTATCATTTTGATATTGCAAAGTAAACTATAAGTATTCAATTAGCAAAATATAGATAGTTAATAAACTATAAAAAGAATACTTTTAGTTGTCTTATTTAGCTAATATGAAAACTTTGAGTAACTTTGCCATAAATAATGGGAGTAAACTAAATATATACATATATGAGATTTAGAATTTTAGAACTATGTAAAGAGGCAGGAATCAATCAAACTGAA